AGAAAGAGGGTAAGGATATTTGGTATGAAGATAGAGAAATAAATTACTATTATATATTTAAACAGTTAAGAGGTATCTATGTCGCATATCTAAGACAAAATAGCAAGATCACAAAGGTTACTTTAGATAAAATAGATAAACAATTTGAAGAAATAGATCCATTAATATATGAAGAACAGTATAAGACTTTTTTAAACAATTATTTAAGAGCAGTAGATGATGTTTATTGGTATGACAAGAAAGTATTTGAATTGATAGCAAAAGGGAAGAGTGTAGCTGAATTAAGCAGAGATACAAATATTGGTTACTATTCTCTTTATAATACATATAATAAAGTAAAGAACAAACTAAAAGATGATTTATTATGAAACTTGGAAACCTAATTGAATTGATTACAACTTACACAGGTATTAAATGGCTTGTAAAAAAGATATGGGGAGAGGACTGTGGGTGCGATGATAGAAAAAATAAACTTAACGATGTAGAACTTTGGTAATATGACTTTAGAAGATAGAGCAACTTGGGAAGATTTTAAAGCGAATGTAACAAACAAATTAACTCCTAAATATAGAAAGGTACTTTGTAAATTACACGCACAATATTATAATCACAAATACAACGAACCCTGCACTTGTAATGGAAAGATCTACAAGATGTGGATAGCAGATATAGATAGAGTTTATGGTGGGTAAAATACACAAGTTAGAACAAACAATAGTACAAATATTAAACATTGATGGATGGCAGCTTAAATGGACAGGAGAGGGTTCACAAAGTTGGGATGCAGAGGGATTGACTCCAAAAGGAAAAGAATGTGTTATAGAAATGAAGTTTAGAAATAAATACTATGATACAAAAATGCTTGAAAAGTTTAAGTACGATAAACTAATAGCTACTGGCAAGGTTGCTTTGTACTTTGTAAATGATCCAAAGGCAAATTATTTTTTTTGGTTAAACGACTTAGATATGCCTCAACCAGTAAATAAGTACTGCCCAGAAACAACAATGTGGGGTAACAAGAAAGTTTTAAAACCCTGCTATTTATTGGATGAAAAAGATGCAATAATAGTTAACAAAAATGTTGATAGTTAATAAAATTTTTACTATCTTTGAGTATCAAACAGTAAGACAAACACAAAATGAAAAATTTAAGTAGATCAGCAAGATTAGGAAAAAAAGCAGAAACGATTTGTATTGCATCAGTAGTAATTGTATTATGTTACTTTGTAGCAAGAACAATGGCAACTTTAATATTAAATGTATAATGAGAAGCACACAACCACACTACGACAATGGCAATAGCTACGATGTAATTGATGTTATTAATGATTATAACATAAACTTTTGCAGAGGTAACATAATAAAGTATGTTATACGAGCAGGTAAAAAGAAAGATGAATTACAAGACTTGTTGAAAGCACAAGATTATTTAAACAGAGAAATAGAATTATTAAGAAAAAACAAATAAGAGATGGAAAGATTTGATTACGAACTACACCACCATTTAAAAAGCGAAGAGGAAACTTTCGAGTGCCAAGAGTGTGGGACACCAATAGAAAGAGAATACGGATATTGTAGTTGGGACTGCCATAAAGCATCAATGTTATGATAGAAGAATATACACAAGAAGAATTAGAAAGTGGTAAAGAAATATATGAAGCATTGTTGCAAGATAGTCCATACTCAAGAGGTTCTGCTTTATATTTTACTGATGGAATGTATGTTTATCCAAATGGAAAAATAGAACACGAATAATTAAACTAAAACAAAAGACAAATGATATTATTAATAGATGCAGATAGCTTGATTTTCGCAAGTTGTTACAGAAAAAGAGACCTGCCAGATGATAGTCCTTATCACGAAGATATTAAATTTGCATCAGCAAAGTTTGATGAGAGTTTAATGAGAATAGTAAACGATCTAGAAGAAATATATGAGATTGACAAGGTTCTTATTTTTAGCGGATCAAAAGGTAATTTTAGAAAATTAATTACAAACAGGTATAAGGCTAACAGGAAGAAGAATAAGTTACCACCTCTATTAAATGATATGCATAATTGGGTTAAACAAAATCACAACGCTATTTATGGTTATGGTGTAGAAACAGATGATATGGTTGCAAGGTACTGGTATGATTTATCAAAAGAGTTTGGTAGAGATGAGGTTATGATAGTTTCAATAGATAAGGATTACAAACAGTTTCCTTGTTTAATGTACAACTATCATTACAAACATAAAGTGGTTTATGATATTACAGAAGAGGAAGCGATGTATAATTTCTATGAGCAAATGATAATAGGAGATACTGCAGATAATGTAAATTATTTTAAAGGTAAAGGTAGAAAGTTTGCAGAGAATTACCTGCAAGATTGTTATACTAAATATCAATATACAAAAAGACTTTATCAATTATTTATGGAAGCATATAAAGGTAAAGCGAGAGAAAGGTACATAGAGTGCTATAATTTATTAAAATTAAGAACAAGTTAAAAACAAAGACAATGAAAGAATTTAAAATTAGTGAGATCAAAGAATTATTAAAAGAAAAAAACCTATTAGAGTTTAATAGAGAAATTAGTCAAAGACACACCAATTCTATAATGGAAAGTGTTAATCAATGTGGAATATTACGTTTACCAATAATAGGTGACATATCTAAATTTGATAAAAGAAATTATGTTATTGTAGATGGTCAGCATTTATGTAATGCTTTAGTAAGTGATCCCAGTAAACATAGGATTGTAACTTGCATTGTAAAAGAATATAATAACAAAGCAGAAGTTATTAAAGATGTATCTAAACTTAATAACGTACAGAAGACTTGGAATGATGAAAACTACTTAAACGCTTGGTATAAATTCGGTAAAGACAATATTGAATACTTTAGTAATTATGCTTACCTATGGAATACATACAATAATGTATTTGATGGTTTACCTTGTGGGTTTTTAGTAGATCTATATTCTACAAATAAAGAGTCATTTAGAGAGGGGCGTTTAGAATTTAGAGATGTAATGTTTAGTGATAAACTTGCTCAAATCTCTTATATGTTAAAGCAAGATTATTCTAAGGGAGCGTTTACATTACAAGGTTTAAGGAATTGGGCTTTTAATAGAAAGTATAAAGAACTAAAAGATGTAGACTTTGTTAAGTTAGAATCAAGATTAAAATTATCAATTAAGAATAACGAAGATAAAAATTGTAACGGAAGAGATGACTTTTCTGATTTTATAGACAGAATTTATAAAAGATTATAAAACAAGATATGGAGAAATTAGATAAAATTTACGAATACGTAAACAGTATATATGGTATTGATATTAAAGATCCAACTAGAAAAAGAGAATACACAGAAGCAAGAGCATTGTTCTATTTACTTGCAAGAAACTCAACTCACTTAACTTATAAAATGATTGGAGAATATATTGGAAAAGATCACACTTCGGTAATTCACGGTTTAAAAAATATATCTAGATTTTTAGATAAAGAATTAATTGCAGAGGCTTGTAAGAGATTTGGTCTTGAAGATGAAATGCCAAGAGATACAATATCTTACTTACAAATGAAAACAAAACAACTATCTGAACAATTAGAACAAAAAACAAAAGTGTTAAGGATCCTGCCAAAACTTGAAGATGTTTATAATAATTTAAACAAGTTAACAGAAGAACAAAAACAAATAGTAAATAGAAGAAACGAGTTACAATTTGATACTATTGGGAGGTGTTTAGACAGAGTAGATGAATTAATTCAAAAAGAAAAGGATTTCGCATAATGAAAAACGATAAGCAATTAGATTATTTAAAAGTAGTATTATTAGGACAGTTAACTATTGAAGCGATAGAAGATTTACAAGGAACTAATAAATACAGGCAGAACATAAAGAACCAAGGTAACAAGTTTCTAAATATGTTGGAGGGGTATGTACAAGATGATTTCAATACTGTTTACCTAAACAACCAAGAGATGACCACAAACGTATTAAGAAAGATTACTACGTTAATGGACAAGATAAAGAATTCAGATATAGATGAACTTGTAATGATTGATGCGATAATAGATAAATACATAGACAACCAAGAATGGTTTATGAAACACGAATCTGCTGACTTTCTTAAATTAGAATAAAATAATTAATAAATAACTATATACTAATATGCAACTAATAAACATTCAAGAGGTTAAGACTAACCCAAACAATCCAAGATTAATTAAAGATTACAAATACAAGAAGCTTTTAAACTCTATAAAAGAGAGTCCAACTTTTATGCAGATCAATACATTAAAGTTAGATGAAGACTTTATGTTACTTGCAGGTAATATGAGATACAGAGTTTGTAAGGAGTTGGGTTGGAAAGAAGTACCTGTAAATATCTTCACAAGAGATATGGCAGAGAAAAATAACAAGGAAAGATTAGCAATGGGTTTAAAAGAAGCTTCTTACGAAGATCAATGTAAGGAGTTTATGATAAAGGATAATGTTTCTTTTGGAGAATGGGAATGGGATGTATTAGGAAACGAATGGAATGTAGATGAATTAGATCATTGGAATTTATCTTTACCTACATTTAATGAGAATATAAGTTACGATCCTGTACTTACACCCTCTTTTGATGGTAAGCAGTTAACAGAAGAACAATACGAAAAGAAGAAAGATGAATTAGAGAATAAAAATTTGCATTCTGGAAAAGATTTTATATCTTGCCTATGCCCTAATTGTTATCACGAATTCAACGTAGAAAAAAAATGATGAAAGCAGAAGTCGTAATGACTTTATGGAAAACTAGATTTACGTTTGCTAAAACAATGTCTAATATTCCACACGAGTGGACCTGTAAACACGATTGGTATAATAAAGATCGTTTCGAAGATATTGTTATGTTTATAAGAGAAAACGGTGTTAAAGAAAAGTTTTATAATAAAGAATACATTTACTTCTATTCAAATGGTTATAAGTATTGGACTTTAGGTTATCCTTTAGAAAAAACTATTATTATTAATAGAGCCAAGACTGAATGAGAATAATACTTACAAGAGATATAATAGCACATTGTGGAAATCTAGTAGATCAATCTAAAAAAGAGGGTTTACTATTTTCTGGTAATTTATTGTATTTTGTAATATATGATGTATTTAGTCCTTATGCTTTCTTTGGTTTAAAGATAAATAAGACATCAGCAATTATGAAGTGTGCTTATGTTTCTAAAGATTATAGAGGGCAAGGAACATTACTTAAAATGATTAATGCTAGATTAAATTGGATTAAAGAGAATAAACCAAATATAAAAACTGTTTACGCTAACTGTACGAATATGTCTTTAAATTCTCACTTAAAGAGTGGAGCTAAAATAGTAACTAAATACAAGAATGAAATTACAAAAATAAAATATGAAATATTATAGTAATCAAAATGTTTACGAAAAATCATTAGAAAGAATAGAATATCTATTTAATGAATTTGAAGAAGTTATAGTTGGTTTCTCTGGTGGTAAAGATAGCACAGTTACATTACATCTTTGTTTAGAGGTTGCAAAGAAATTAGATCGGTTACCTTTAAAGGTTTGTTTTATAGATCAAGAAGCAGAGTGGCAAGGAACTATTGATTATGTAGACAAGGTAATGCGCAGAGATGATGTCGAGCCTTTATGGTTTCAGATGCCTATTGTAATAACAAACAATGCATCTACAACAGAAAGGTATTCTTATTGTTGGGATGAAACAAAAAAAGATAAATGGTTACATCAGAAGTCAGACATTAGTATTAAAGAAAATAGATATAACGAGAATAGATTTCACGATTTATTTAAAGCTATTTTAAAGGTAGATTTTAAAGATAAAAAAACTTGCTACCTTGCAGGAGTTAGAACACAGGAAGCACCAAAAAGATTAATGTCTTTAACTCAAGCACTAACCTATAAAGATATTACTTATGGAAAACAACTTACAAAAGATCTTGGGCATTATACTTTTTACCCTATTTACGATTGGGAAATAAAAGATATTTGGAAGTATATTTATGATAATGATATTGAGTATTGCAAGATATACGATGAGATGTATAAGCACGGTGTAAACCTAAACGATATGAGGATATCTAATTTACATCACGAGACTTCCATACAAGCATTATTATTGGTACAGGAAATAGAGCCTGCTACTTGGAATAGAATAGCTGATAGGGTTGCAGGTAGTAATACTATAAAACATCTTAAAGGAGATGCTTTTAAATGTCCTAAAGAATTACCTTATATGTTTGAGGATTGGAAAGAGTATGGAGAATACCTTGCAGATAAATTGATTGATAAAGATATATATAAGGAGCAACTTAGAAAACGTATAGAAAAGTTAGAGAAGTTTATGATCAACGATATTGTAAAAACAGATATATACAAGACTGTTATTAAAACGATACTTTCGAGTGATTGGGATTTTACAAAAATGATTAACTTTACAACTAATCCATATTTTCAAGCAATAAAGCATTACGTTAACGGGACTCTTACTGATGAGAATATAGCAATAAATAAAAAATACGATAAATACTTAAAAGGATTAATATGATTGATAAAGTAAAGAAATACATAGCAACTTTAAACGAAGAAGAAATAATTGAATATTTTGAAAGATTAAAGGAATTAATACATCACGAATCTCCTTTAAACACACAACCTGTAAATAGAATAAAGTGGGTTCCAATAGATAAAGTGTCTCCAAACGACTACAATCCTAATAGTGTTGCTAAGAAAGAAATGGGTCTATTATACACGTCTATATTACACGATGGATATACACAGCCTGTCGTTACGATCTATGACGATGAAAAAGATAAGTATATTATTATAGATGGCTTTCACAGATACTTTACCTGTAAATCAAATAAAGATATATTAGATAGGAATAAAGGAAGATTACCAATAGTTGTTTTAGAGAAGAGTATAAATGATAGAATGGCAAGTACTGTAAGACATAATAGAGCAAGAGGTATGCATAGTGTAACAGGTATGTCATCAATGGTATTTAGTATGCTAAAAAATGGTTGGAGCGATGTTGATATATGTAATGAATTAGGTATGTCAGCAGAAGAACTAATCAAGCTTAAACACCTAACAGGTTTCTCTAAACTATTTGAGGATGTGGAGTACAGTAAAGCTTGGCAAACTAAAAACCAAATACTACTTAAAAAGAAATATGAAGAAGAAAATAAATAGATTAAAAAGGATATTATCTTTGGCTTGGGTTTTAAATAAAGTAAATCAAGACACACCAATTAAAGATAGATATTATCTAATAAAACAATCTATTATTTCAGCTAATATAAAATAATGTATGAACAAAACCGAACAACATAAAAAAGCAATACTCGAAGCTTTAGAAAAGTCTTTAGGTGTTGTTACAACTGCCTGTAAGATCGTAGGAATAGGTAGGACACAATTTTATCAATGGTTAAAAGATGATGAGGTCTTTGCGAGTCAAGTAAAGGATATTGAGAACATAGCTTTAGATTTTGTTGAAAGTAAATTGTTTGAAAATATAAGAGATGGTAAAACTTCTGAAACAATATTCTACTTAAAGACCAAAGGAAAGAATAGGGGTTATGTAGAAAGGCAAGAGATCACAGGTATTGGAGGTATGCCACCTAAAATAGAAATTGAAATTATAGAGCGTGAGGATAAAGACTAATGTAGTTTTTAAACATCTTTTAAATTCAAATAAGAAGATAACAATAGAGCAGGGTGGAACAAGGTCTGGAAAGACTTACAATATCTTGCTTTATATTATCTTTCATTATTGTTTAAAGAACACAAAGAAAACCATAACGATATGTAGGAAAACATTTCCTGCAGTTAGAGGATCTGTAATGCGAGATTTCTTGGATATATTAAAGATACACGGAATATACTCTGAGGTTCATCATAATAAGTCAAGCCACGAATATACCTTAAACGGTAATAGAGTAGAATTTATATCTTTAGATCAACCCCAAAAGGTAAGAGGTCGTAAAAGGAGTTTACTATTTATAAACGAGGCAAACGAGTTAAACTTTGAGGATTGGCAACAGTTAATCTTTAGGACAGAGGAAAAGATTATATTAGACTTTAACCCATCAGATGAGTTTCATTGGATATATGACAGAGCAATACCAAGAGATGATGCTGACTTTTATATTACAACGTATTTAGATAATGAATTTTTAAACGACAGTATTAAAGAGGAAATTGAAAGGCTAAAAGATACTGACGAAACGTATTGGCAGATATACGGCTTAGGTTTAAAAGGTGTTTCTAAAGCTACCATATTTAAGGTAACACCAACTAATGTAATACCAGAGGATGCAGAGTTTGTTAGCTACGGAGCTGATGCAGGGTACACAAATGATCCAACAGTTTTAGTGAGTGTATATAAGAAAGACTTAAACCTCTACATTAAAGAGCATATATATCAAACACAAATGACTACCTATGACATAGCAAATAAGTGGCGTCAGATAGGAATACAAAGAGAACCTATATACTTCGATAGTGCAGAGCCGAGGTTGATCGAGGAACTAAAAAGAATGGGTTTTAACGTACGACCAAGTTTAAAAGGGAGTGATAGTATTAATGCAGGAATAGATCTCTTAAAACGCTTTAAACTACATATACACGAGGATAGTCATAATTGCTTACAAGAGTTTAGAAACTACAAATGGCAAGAAGATAGGAGTGGCAAACTACTTAACAAGCCAATCGACAAGAACGATCACACAATCGATTCTGTTAGATATGCTACCTATTCTGTATTAAGTAAACCTAAGTTTGGAAAATATACTATTGTATAAAAATAACTCTATAAATCCTTGATATTCTGCGAAAAATTCGCTACCTTGTAGTAATATAAATAACAACAAAAATAAATAAATAGACAAAATGAGAACATTAAAAAGGTACAAACAAAATCTAAGAATACAAAACAACAATGTTTGGAGTTACACAACTATTGTTGCAAAAATTAAAGATGATGAATTACATCAGTTAGGGTATTGGAGTCAGACAACACAGAAACATATTAATTATGTAGCTGATCAACTAGGTTTAACTTTAATAAAATAATAAGATGGAAAAGCAAATATATATAGACAACACAGTATCTCTTTGGGGAGGTCAAAACGGAGAAGTTAATATGGAGTTAGAAGATGGTACGGTATTAACTTTTAATGCATATAATTTAATGCAAGATATTCCAAGCATAACTAAAATGGTATTTGATGAGGTTATGTGTGAGAAAAAACATACAATGGAAAAATACAAAGACCTAGCAAAGTTTATTACTAAGTAAAACATAAAAACATATAACTATTAAGCCTTTACAGAAATGTAAGGGTTTTTTTTCTGTATATTAGTTTCTAAAATAAAATAATTTTAGCTATATATAAGTATGAAAATTGCAGGATATTTTTCATAAAACATTAACATTTAAGTATTTTTTATATGAAGATTGAAGTTACCATACCAAATAATCTAAACGAGATTACACTTGGTCAATATCAAAAGTTTTTAAGTATAGCAGAAAACAATAAAGAGGGCGAGTTTCTTAATGCTAAAATGATTGAGATATTTTGTGGTATTTCTTTAGCTGATACATATAAATTAAAGATGAGTAGTGTTACTGCAATCCTTGATATATTAAACGATATGTTAGAACAAAAACCTCAACACATTGTTCAATTTAAAATGAATGGTGTAAAGTATGGTTTTATTCCAGACCTTGACGAATTGAGTTTAGGCGAGTATATTGACTTAGATAATAATATTTCAAAATGGGATCAGATTCACATTGCTATGAATGTACTTTATAGACCGATTAAAGACAGTAAAGGTAATAACTATAATATCAAAGATTACGATACAAGCGATTCAGATAAAATGAAGAATATGCCTTTAGGTGCTGCAATGGGTTCAATTTTTTTTTTCTACAATTTAGGTCTAGAGTTATCGAGGAATACGATTCTCTATTCGAACAATCAAGCGGAGATGGAGGGTATTCGAGAGCAGCTAACTTCGCAACAAAATGGGGATGGTACCAATCAATTTATGGACTCTCTAACGGAGATATTACAAAATTTGAAGATATCACTAAATTAAACGTGCATCAATGCTTTACAATGCTTTCTTTTATGAAAGAGAAAACAGAGATGGAAGCACAACAAATAAAAAATAAGTTTTAAATGAAAGGATTTTATCAAGTAACCGAAACAATAAAGAACCAACTGTTAGCAGATCTAAATGTAAATACAGTTACAAGTGGAGATATCACAAAAATAGATTTATCAAAGCAGACGATGTTTCCTTTGTCGCATATTATTGTTAATAATGTAGGGAATGAAGATAATGTATTACGTTTTAATTTATCCGTTTTGTCAATGGATATAGTTAACTTTTCAAAAGAAGAAACTACTGATATATTCAGAGGGAATAATAATGAACAAGACATATTAAATACGCAATTGGCGGTGCTTAATAAATTGGTCCAAGTTTTAAGGGGTGGAACATTACACCAAGATTTATACCAATTAGATGGCACACCTAATTTAGAGCCATTTTATGATAGGTTTGAAAATGAGATGGCTGGTTGGGCATTAACGTTTGATGTATTGATTCCAAATGAAATTTATATATGTTAGATAATCTTGAGCAAGAGCTAAAACAATTTGCTGAATACGTTGTTAAAGAATCAAGAGCAAATCTAAAAAGGCAAGGAAAAGATAGTACTGGAAAATTATCAAAAAGTATTGATTCAAATTTTAAGGTTTCTAAAAATAGCTTTGAATTATCTTTCTTGATGGAATATTACGGGGTGTTCCAAGACAAAGGTGTAAGCGGTGTAAAAAAGAAATACAATACACCTTATAGTTATACAAACAAGATGCCACCTCCAAGTAAAATGGATAAATGGATTGTAAGAAAAGGTTTAAAGGGTGTAAGAGGTAAAGGTGGTAAATTCATATCAAGAAAGTCTTTACAATTTATGATAGCAAGAAGTATTTACAACAATGGTATTGCACCAAGTATGTTTTTTACAAAACCATTTGAGAAAGCATTCAAAGGATTAAGTAAGGATTTGCTTGAACCGTTTAAATTAGATATTGAGAATTTTATGAAAAATACAATAAATAACAAAGCAACAAGATAATGGCAATAAATTTACGAAGTCCGTAT